CGCGGTCGTCAACTTCGCCACGACAGGTAAGTTCTCGTTCGCTGACTTCACGAAGTCGGTTCTCGCTGATATGGCTCGCATTGCAACACGCCAGGCGAGTTCAGCATTGCTGAGCAGCCTGGTGGGTTCGGCAGCGAGTTACCTCGGTGGTAGCGCGGCCGGTGGCAACGGGCTGGCGGCTGGGTCTGCTGGTGCCGCGTCTTCAAACCTTGGGGCCTCAGCTGGCGGCTATTCCGGCTCGTACTTCCCGCAAGCCTTGGGTGGTGCCTGGTCGGGCGGTGTACAGATGTTCGCCGACGGCGGTGCCTTCACCAACTCCATCGTCAGCAAGCCTACGGCGTTCGGCATGGCCAACGGCAAAACCGGGGTCATGGGTGAGGCTGGGGCGGAGGCGATCATGCCTTTGACTCGCACGTCCAGCGGCAAGCTGGGTGTTATGGCCATGGGCAGTGGCGGGGCGGGTGCAACGCAGATCAACGTCGAGGTGCATATCGACGGAGACGGCAACGCATCATCCTCCGCCGACGCGCCTGGCTACGATCTTTTCGGCAAGGAACTGGCAGCTTTTGTTGAGCAGAAGTACCAGCAGATGCGCAACAAGGACATGGGCCAGGGCGGCGTCATCAACAAAGCAATCAAGGGGCGCTGATGGCAATCGAACGATTCACCTGGGCAACGGAGAAGGGCGCGGAAGGGGAGATTACCCAGCGCGTCCGGACCAAAAAGTTCGGCGATGGCTATGAGCAGTCGGTCGAGGACGGTATCAACAATCAATCGGAATCCTGGCCGGTGACCTTCACCGGTATGGCATCCCGTATCCTGGAAATCAGGAAGTTCCTCGACAAGCACAAAGGGGCAAAGGCGTTTCTCTGGACGCCACCCCTTGGCGAGCTTGGGCTCTACAAGTGCAACGGCTACAAGCCAGTTCACCGAGGCGGCCAGGTATACGCCATCACCGCCACCTTCCAGCAAACCTTTCACCCCTGAGATAACCGCCCATGGCACTGATCACGGACATCCAGAAACTGGAGCCCGGCGGCGAAATTCGCCTGTTCGAAATTGACGGGACTGAGTACGGCGCCGATTACCTCCGTTTCCACGGTCACGCTATCCCGCACACGCCAAAGGAATTGCTGGCCTATGAGGGATCTGAAGAGGACCTGCCGGCGAAGTCGATCTGGTGGCAGGGCGTCGAGTACGCGGCCTGGCCGGTGCAGATTGAGGGCATTTCCTCAAGCAGCGACGGCACTGCATCTCGGCCGACGTTCTCCGCTGGCAACATCAACGGTCGAGTGACGGCGCTGTGCCTGGCCTTCGATGACCTGCTGAAGTTCAAGCTCACTGTCCGCGAGACTCTGGCGCAGTACCTGGATGCGGTTAACTTCCCCGAGGGCAACCCAACCGCTGACCCTACCCAGGAGGCGCTGGAGATCTGGTACGTCGACCAGAAAACCAGCGAAGACGGTGAGGCGGTAGTCTGGGAGCTTTCGTCCCCGGGCGAGATCGATAACCACGGACTCCCCGGCAGGCAAATGACGACCTTCTGCCACTGGGCGATGACCAACGGGTACCGTGGGCCGGACTGCGGCTACACCGGCCCGGCCATGTTCGACGACGAGGACAATCCCACAGATGACCCGGCCTTGGACCAGTGCAAGGGCTGCCTGTCGTCCTGCAAGCTGCGCTTCGGCGAGAACAACGAACTGTCCTTCGGTGGATTCCCCGCTGTATCCCTCATTGCCAGGAGCTGACTATGCGCAAGCACATCGTTGCAGCCATCCAGGCGCACGCGGCTGCGGAGTATCCGCGCGAGTGCTGCGGTCTGCTGCTGGCCGTCGGGCGCGCGCAGAAGTACGTGTCGTGCCGGAACATCGCTACTGAGCCGAACGAAGAGTTCCGGCTTGATCCCCAGGACTACGCCGCGGCGGAAGACCTGGGCGAAGTGATCGGCATCGTTCACTCCCACCCGGACGCGACCAGCAGGCCTTCACCGCATGACTTGGCGATGTGCGAGGCAACTGCCTTGCCCTGGCACATTCTGTCGTGGCCCGAGGGCGACATGCGCACGATCACGCCAACGGGCTGCACGCCGCTGCTCAAGCGACCGTTTGTTCACGGCGCCTGGGACTGCTGGCAGGTTTGCGCTGATTGGTATCAGCGGGAATGTGGGCTTGAGTTCGAAGCCTTCCAGCGTGTCGATGGTTGGTGGGAGAGTGCGGAGAACGCCAGCCTGTACGAGCAGTACTATGAGGCTGCGGGCTTCGTGCGTGTCGACCGGCCGCAGCGCGGCGACATGATCGTCATGCATGTGGGCCGGACCGTTCACCCGAACCATGCTGGCATTTACCTCGGCACCGATCCGTCGCTACCAGGCGAAGAGTCGGGCACTTTCGGGCCTGGCCCGTTCCTGCTGCACCACCTATACGGCAGGCCGTCGGAAATCATCGTCTTCGGCGGCTCGTGGCATGACAGAACGCGCCTGATCCTCAGGCACAAAGACGCAAAACAACCGACATGACGCGGCTAGGCCGCAGGAGAGATAATTGAAATTCACGCAAAGGATTAAAAGTGCGCTTTCCCTTTTCCGCTTTAAAACAGGGGATACTAAATCCCCTGTTTGGTGGTTTGACGAAGATGGAAGCATCCGTATATCAGCCCAGGAAATCCGGGCCTCAGCAATTCAGTCGACCAAGATCGGTGATAGAGTTTAGGCTACTTCTTCGGCGTGAAATCCGAGGGGGGACGGGCCGGAGGGATCGGCTGGCCCGGGAATGCCTTTTGAAATATTTCCTTGACCAAAGCGTCTCCGTGACCTCCCAGACGAGATCCTTCAATCGCGATAGCAAGATAACCTTTCGTCAGCTCGGGCTCCGCTTTAGCCAGCACGTTGGCCAAGGCTAGAACCGCATTGGTCAATTGATATACAGCCTCGACTGTGCCCACATCGTAATTTTCGCTCACATTGACCTCCAGGTCATAAACGCGCCGATATTGGCGCAATCCCAGTCCATGGGCTTGCAGGCGAAGGACCGGGTAATCCCTTACGCTTTCGTTTGAGTTTTGACGATCAACTGCCACTGCACGGGAACCGCCTGGTTGACGTGCTGGTGCCGGTTTTGAGGTGGGAATTTGTCGTCTTTGTTGGAAGTAATCTCGTCACCGCAACCTGTGCATCGGTATATGCCAGAAGCGGGTACCGTAGCTCCGATTCCGTAGGCGTTGTTCCATTCAGGAGCTCCGCCCAGAAGCGTGTTCCCAACTTTCGTAATATGCATTGCGCTCTCTGGGGTTACCTGTGCCATGTTCATTCCCTCGAATGGCCTGTAGGAGGCACAAAGCTACTACGGAGATCCTCGTCCCGGTTACTGGCATTCCATCCAGCTGGATAGGCACCCAGTTGGGGTCTAAAGTGTTCAGGTGTACCATGATGGCCACATGCTATTTGGGCAGCATTGGCTGTCCGGTTTATAGCGAAAGCCATCATTAGGAGAGCTACCTCGTTATGGAAAACATGAGTGTTTTTGACGTAATTTCTTTTCTTGCAAGTGTTACCTCGCTCATTTTGGCAATCGTTGCCATAGCTGCGGCAAAAAACTCCGAGAGGGAAGTTCGAGCTAATTTTGAGAAAACGCAGCGTGTGATGGCTGAATATCAAGACAAAACTAAAGATGTTTTAGCGGAAATAGATAAACGAGCGGCAGTGATTGAGCGGACAGTGACTGAGTCGCAACGGCATCTAATGGATACAATGACGAATATCATAAACGAGACGGTCATCCCCAAGAAGCCAGATGCCGGCGAGCAGATGGGACTGCAATTTATGCAGCAGATGTTAGCTAACCCTGCTCAGGCAGGAGAGTCGATGAAGGGGCTGGCTGACATCATGCAAATTATCAATGCTCATGAGAAAAAATAGATCTAGCGGCCTACCTGTTTAGGAATTTAGCAAACACCGGCGCCGCGCTATGCTTTTTGCATCCGCCCCTTCAGTGCTACAGTTCCGCCAAACCAAAGAGGGAACGACATGCGGATTTTGATAGCGGCGGTCGCGGTGGCGATGCTGGCGGGCTGCGCCTCCACGGCGATTTCAGTGCGAGACGCCAAGCCGGTGCCTGCCGATGAGGTTTACGCCTTCCAATCCAAGCCCGGCGTGGATAGCGGAAAAATAACAGTTGTGCGGGACTCCGGCGCAGTCGGGTCGGGTTGCGATATCGTGGTCTACGTCGATGGGCGCAAGGCGGCGAAGATTGGCACCGGCCAGAAGGCCACCTTTTACCTTCCTGCCGGCTCCACGAACCTTGGAACAGGCCTGGCTGGCTCTGGCCTGTGCGCAGGCGCGGCGATTAAAACTATCTCCGCGAATGTCCAGGCCGGCAAAGAAAGTCTGTACAGAATCAGCGGCGATATGTCGGGTTACTACCTTGGCCCCTACGTCGACTACAACTGAAATCGAAAATCATCAAGCCGCCTCCGGGCGGTTTTTTATTGCCCGGAGAAAGCGATGCAGGCATCAGCGATCAACTACCAACCGATGACGACAATTCGCCTGCATGGGCAGCTCCGACAGTTCGGAAAGTCCTTCAGGCTCGCGGTGAAATCGCCGGCGGAGGCGATCAAAGCGCTATGCGTGCAGATACCTGGATTCGAGCGGTTTCTTTCGAATGCCAAGTCGCGCGGCCTTGAGTTCGCGGTGTTTCGCGATAAGCGCAATATCGGGGAGAAGGAGCTGAGCTACAACGGTGCCGGCGACATCCGCATTGCGCCCGTGGTCGTAGGCAGCAAGCGCGGCGGTATTCTTCAGACCATCGTCGGCGCGATCTTGATTGTCGTGGGGGTTATTTTCTCGGCAACTCCGTTCGGCACCCCATTAGTTGGGGCAGGCATCGGCCTTGTCGCCGGCGGCGTCATCCAGATGCTCAGCCCACAGGCCGGAGGCCTCAAGACCAGCGCCGCACCAGAGAACACGCCCGGCTACGCCTTCGGTAGCGCCAAGAACACCACTGCTTCCGGTAACCCGGTCCCGCTTTGCTACGGCAAGCGGCGAGTAGGTGGGGCAATCATCAGTGCTGCCATTTACGCCGAAGACCAGATGTAACCAAGACCTACAGTACCGCAGCCGCCCATGAGGCGGTTTTTTATTGCCTGGAGGAAAGCATGGGCGCAGCACGCGAGATTGATATCCACGGCGCCAAGGGCGGCGAAGATAAACCAAAGACGCCAACGGAAGCCCCGGATAGCTTGCGCTCCGTTGCCATCGCCAAAATTCTGATCGCGGTGGGCGAGGGCGAATTCGAAGGCACGCCAACGGCCAAGGACATCTACCTCGACAACACGCCGCTGCAAGACCCCCAGGGCAACATGAACTTCCCGAACGTGAAGTGGGAGTGGCGCACCGGGGCTGTGGATCAGTCGTATATCCAGGGCATTCCGTCGGTCGAGAACGAGACCACGATCAGCACTGAGTTGCGTAGTGGTACGCCGTGGGTTCGTGCGATCAGCAACACTCAGCTTTCCGCCGTGCGCGTTCGTTTCGCCTGGCCGGCGCTCCAGTCGGTGGATGCCGGCGGCAACATCAACGGTTACGCGATCGGCTACAAGGTCGAGCTGGCTACTGATGGAGGCGCTTATCAGGAGGTTCTGAATGAGGCCGTGTCGGGAAAGACCACCAGCCTTTACGAGCGCACCCGCCGAATCGATTTGCCCAGGGCAACCACCGGCTGGCTGATGCGCATCACGCGGCTGACACCCAACCAGAACAACAACAAAATCTCCGACACGATGCAGATCGCCGGCTTCACAGAGGTGATCGACGCCAAGATCCGTTACCCGAACACCGCGCTGCTCTACATTGAGTTTTCAGCCGAGCAGTTCCGCAGTATCCCTGCCGCTACCGTCGAGACCAAGCTGAAGAAGATGCAGGTGCCGAGCAACTATGACCCGGTATCTCGCAATTACTCCGGCGTTTGGGATGGCACCTTCAAGCAGGCATGGACCGACAACGCGGTTTGGATGACCTACGACATCACCACCGCCGACCGCTTCGGTCTTGGTCGTCGCATCAAGCCATGGATGGTGGACAAGTGGGAGCTCTATCGGATCGCCCAATACTGCGACCAGCTGGTTCCGGACGGTAAAGGTGGCCAGGAGCCGCGCTTCATCTGCAATTTGAACCTGCAGAGCAAGGCTGATGCCTGGTCGCTGCTGCGCGATATCTCGGCTATTTACCGTGGCATGACCTACTGGGCTCAGGGCCAAGTCTTCACGCTGGCGGACATGCCGCGCGCGACCGACTTTGACTTCGCTTATACCCGTGCGAACGTCATTGACGGCAAGTTCACCTACTCCAGCGCATCGGAGCGCACCCGCTATACCAGAGCGCTGGTCAGTTACGACAACCCGCTGAACAACTATGACACCGACGTCACGGCCGTCACCGACCAGAAGCTGCAGCGGCGCTACGGCGACAATCCGTTGGAGATCAGCGCCATCGGCTGCACCCGCGAATCCGAGGCCCAGCGCCGCGGGAAGTGGGCGCTGTTGACCAACTCCAAGGACCGGGCCGTTACCTTCAAGGTGGGATTGGACG